GCATAAAAAGCAACAGGTCGATCAGCAGCAAAAACATGGTACTGTTCCGCGAGCATGTAGTCTTTTGCATAATTGACACGTACACAAGCCCCTCTTTTAGCAATACCAAATAAGAGCAGGCTCAAATCGTTAGGAACATCAACCTTTTTATCGTCCCGAACTGTCTCGGGTAAGATGTCAATATAAAGTTTTGGAAAATTGAGTTCAATTTCAATAGGAAATAATTGAACAAGGCTCTTTGTCAGTTTTGTAATTTTATATTGTCCCGGCTCAATCCCAAAATTATCAAGACAGGCCATCCGTCTTCCATCGGTTGCTACAATATGCTTTTCATTTACTTCGACATGGGTTAGGGCATAACGGGTGTTTTCTTTTGCTACTGATTTGCATACCATTGTTAATTGATTAAAATATTTGTGTCCTTTTTTGTATTCTGACATATTACTTTCCTCTCAAAAAAATTAAATATCATTTATTTTCCCACTTAATTTGACCACATTCTTTGAAGCGATGAAATCCATTAGCATACTTAACCGGGTCGGCGAGAAATTCCTTTTTATCCACATCTGGCATATTACAGATAGCGTGATAGACCAGTTGGCGAGATAATTGGTTGTCAATTTTAACGCCAATAGAGCCACACCATAAAGGCCAACATGAGTAGTCCAATTCTGCTCCAAGCAAGTTTGCCTCAAACAAGTTTGCTCCAAGCAAGTTTGCCTCAAACAAGTTTGCCCCACGCAAGTTTGCCCCACGCAAGTTTGCCCCACGCAAGTTTGCTCCACACAAGTTTGCTCCACACAAGTTTGCTCCACACAAGTTTGCTCCAAGCAAGTTTGCTCCACACAAGTTTGCTCCAAGCAAGTTTGCCTCAAACAAGTTTGCTCCACGCAAGTTTGCTCCACACAAGTTTGCCTTCTTGCCACCTTCATTCTGCAACCATTTCTTGTGTTCGGTTAAAATTTTTTGTAGTTCTTCTTTGTTCATTTTCTTTTCCTTTCAAAAAAATTAAAATTAACTTACACATATAATATAATGCTATAATGCTATAAGTCAAATAAAAATAAAGAAAAATCTGATAAAAGTATAAAAACCTTGTTATTTGTAACAAAAACAAGGATAAATTTTTTATAAAAAACGTAAAAAATAGTTGTACATAAATACATAAACAGTTTTATAATAATAATCAGTGCAAAAGGAGTAATGACGTGGCAGCTAAAAAGTGGAATGATAAGTTCGTGATACGGGGATATGAACTTGCAAAGCAGGGTCTCAGAAAGACTGAAATAGCTAGTGCGTTAGGTGTTCAACCTATAACAATTGATATATGGATGCAGCGTAAAACAGCATTTCGATATGCAATGCGTAAAGGCCGTAAATTATATAAACGGAAAATTACAAATGGAGATAGCACTTTCATTTCGTATATCAACAAAAGGCTCAGTAAAGAATTAAAACCCTTATGGAAAAAACTACGTGCATTGGATAAAGCAAAAAGTGGACCCGAACGAATAGAAGCATTATTAGCGGATAAGGGCATTAGAACACGTCAGACGTTATATATACACGCCTTAATATGTAGTAATTTCAAAACAACAGTAGCAATGCGACAGTGTAATCTAAGTTTTGGGATGTTGAACGATTGGAAAGAGAACGATCCTTATTTTCCACAATTGATAGATGAACTTACATTTCATCGAGGAAACTTTTATGAGGATGCACTAGCCGATTTGGTAAGTGTACACGATCCACAAATTGTTAGACATGTAAACGAAACATTTAATGCGGAACGTGGGTACCGTAAACAAATACAAATGAATGTGGATACAACAGAAAAACATGAACATGTAGTAAGGGTGGAAGACTTAGATTTTACTTTAGAAGAACAAAAGGAATTATTACGTAAGGCAAGGACAAAAGAAGTTGAAAGCAAAGTAATAGAACCAGAACAAAAAGCATTACCTGAAGTACAACCAGTTAAAAAGAAAAAAAGGAAAAGAAAACGTGTCAGTAACAATACAAATAGGTAATACTAAGATAGAAGAGAGTGCTTGGGTGGCTTCTATAACTAAGCAATCGTTTTTCAGTTTTGTTGAAGAATTTTGGGATTATGCAGTGCCTGAAGACCCTGTATGGAACTGGCATATTGAATACTTGTGTGATGAATTGCAAATATTAGCTGAGAGGGTATTTGCAAACAAACCTAAACTTTACGACCTTATCATAAACGTTCCCCCCGGCAGTACAAAATCAACTATATGCTCTGTTATGTTTCCTGCATGGGTATGGACAAGAATGCCTTCAGCAAGAATTATAGGGGGAAGTTATGCGGCAGACCTTTCCCGAGATTTAGCATTAAAAAACCGTGATGTTGTTTTAAGCGAAAAGTATCAGGCATGTTTTGGTAAACGCTATGATGAAAATAAACATAGATATGTGACACATGTAAAGATAAGACAGGATCAGCAAGCAAAGTCAAACTTTATGACAACAGCAGGGGGTGCCCGTTGGTCGGTAGGTGTAGGTGGTGCTATTACAGGTAGACACGGTCATTTTATTGTAGTAGATGATCCGTTAGACCCAAAGGAAGGACGCTCTGAAGTTAAACTGCTTGCTGCTAATAGATGGATGGCTGAAACACTGGCTACACGTAAAGTAGATAAAGAAGTAGTACCAACAATACTTATCATGCAGCGATTACATCAGAATGATTGTACAGCAGATATGTTAGAGCGGTCTATAGAAGGAACACCTGTAAAACATATATGTTTGCCAGCAGAGGAGAGCAAACATGTTAAGCCTGAAGAATTGCATGAAAAATATGTTGATGGTTTGTTAGATCCTATAAGGTTGTCACGTAAAATATTAAAAGACAACAGGGCAAACGGACCTTATCAATATGCAGGTCAATTTATGCAGTATCCAGTACCTGAAGGCGGCGGAATGTTTATGTGGGAAAAGATAAATATACAATTGCCCCCACGTGAAATTGAATTTGTTATGCGTGTAAGGTATTGGGATAAAGCAGCTACGCACGATGATGGTTGTTATACAGTAGGTGCTTTGTTAGGTAAGGATAAGCAGGGAAGATATTGGATATTACATATAATACGTGGACAGTGGGGGACAGGGGAACGAGAGCAAGTCATAAAACAAACAGCAGATACAGATGGCAAAAAGGTTTATATTTATGTTGAACAGGAACCGGGTAGTGGTGGTAAAGATAGTGCTTTTGCTACGATTAAAATGTTGGCAGGATTTAAGGCAAGAGCAGATAGGCCAACAGGTGATAAGGTTGTGAGAGCAGAACCTTTTGCCGCACAAGTAGACATAGGCAATGTGTATATGGCACCTGCCCCGTGGAACAGAGCATATTTGGATGAAATGGAATACTTCCCCGACAGTAAATATAAGGACCAGATAGATGCCAGTAGTGGGGCGTTTAATATAGTTGCAAAGGGTAGAAGAATAGTTGGAGGGTGGATGGGATGAGAAGGCACGCGATGCGTTTTTGGAATGGTAAAAAATGGAAGAAAAGGTTTACCAAAGGGTATCGTTGTGATTGTGAGATTTGCACAGGGAACAGAACTTTTACAACACGTAAACGCAAACTTGCTGCTAGTATAAAAGAACTTTAGTTATGGGTCAGCAATTAAAATTATATGTAGAAAGGATTAAAGAAATGTGTACAAAGGAAACATCTAAAAAAGAAGAAGTTTATATGACTACTGAAGAAGAAAACCTAAAGGCACGAATCAAATATCTTGAAGAACTTTTGGAGGTGAAGAAGCAACATAGTTTCTGTGTAGTCATCGACCAGCCTATTGAGGAGTTTGGTATTGAACGTTGCCAGCAGTTAGAGAAACAATTGGATGAGGCGGTGGTTCCGATAGGTTTCAAAAGAACGGGTTCAGGTAAGTTGGAAAATCAAACAGTAATCTTCTTCAGGTGTTTTGCTGAAGCTGTTTAGGGAAAGGATTGAATAATGAACAAAATACAATTGTTAGGAACAGTCCTTTTCATTTTAGGCTTTATTCAGGGCTACATAGTTGGAAAGAGAAACAAATGATTGAGTATGGAGGTTTTATAATTTGTGTGTTTATGGGAGCTTCATTTCTTTTGGGTATGTTTATTGCTACACGTCTAACGATAAAACGTTGTCGAGAATTACATAAACAGGAAATGAAAGATAGTCTTAAATGGTCGAAGGAATGGGCAAGCAAATATTATCAAACAAAAAACAAGTTAGACACAATGCGAAAACATATAATAGAAAAGGCAGAGCATATAGGCGAAAGGACTTTACCGATGACAGATACAAGAAGTTCAAATCTAATTCCAGTTCTTATTATTGATACAAGCTATGATAGAATATACAAGGACGAAGAAACAGAAATGTTCAAAAAGCAGTATGTGAGTAGAGAACCATATGTATTGCGTATGGATAAACCTTTTGAAACATACCTTGCACAGTTAATGATTAAACTTGCAAATGAAGTAAAGACGGAGGGACAAGTGGCAGTAATAAGGATGGAGCGGTGGGAAGAAGAAAAGTATTTGAGCGAACCAATAACACAAATAAAGAATCCAACTTATGTTTCATCCGGTGAAACATAAAAACAGCATTGGGTTTGGACGAATGGAAAATAGCTTATGTATTATTTAAGAAACATACTTGAAGCGTTGATATGGATCATATGGTTGTATTTTTTATTTAGGATGTGTTGGCACGATGAGAATAAACACAAGAAAAATAGAAAGGATAAATAATGGCTAAGAAAACAGTAAAGAAAAAACCATCAGCACGTGTAACAATAAACAAAGCTGAAAAGGTTATGGGGCAAGCTGCAATGATGATGAATAGTGCTGCTTCTATGCGTGCGTCTATTTTACGTAAGTTGATGGGTGAAACACGTAACATAGATGGAGAATGTGGTTACCCATCGGATATAACAGATAACGATTACAAATTGATGTATGCTCGTAATGGCATAGCAGGTAGAATAGTACGTATATTACCTGAAGAAAGCTGGAGTGAGAATCCTCTTATATATGAATCGGAAAAACCACAGGATACGGAATTTGAAAGAGCATGGAAGGCTTTGGTTAAAGAGCGGCATATATATCATTATCTTTCACGGATAGATATACTATCAGGTATAGGTCGTTATGGTATTTTATTACTAGGCATTGATGATGGTTTGGAATTGAATTTGCCTGTAATAGGAATAAATGAAACTACAGGTGAAATAGTGTAGGGGGGTAAGATTACAAAGAAGTTAAATTACTTAAAACCCTTTGGTGAGAATGATGTTGAGATTTCCAAAACTGAAAGCAATCCTGCATCACCCCGATATGGAATGCCCACGGAGTATAATATTACTGTAAGCGGTAAGTCGGTTAATTCTACATTGACAGTGCATTGGACTAGAGTATTGCATGTAGCAGATAATAGGGAAAGCAGTGATACGTTTGGTGTGCCCCGTATGAAGGATGTTTATAATTACTTACTTGATATTAAAAAGGTATTGGGTGGTAGTGGTGAGATGTTTTGGAAGGGGGGTTTTCCCGGTATAGCTTTTGAAGTAAATCCTGATATGATCGATGCAACGATTGATAGTGACACCATCAAAGCACAAATGGAATTATACAGTCAAGGCTTATCACGTTATTTGGCGTTAGATGGAGTAACAGCTAAAAGCCTGTCACCACAGGTAGCAGAACCATCCAGCCATCTTGTAGCAAATATAAAAGCTATTGCATTGGCAAAGGGAATACCGTTTAG